CGATAATCCCGCCCTAGCCCTTTTTGCCCCTTCGTTCCATGCGTTAATGATGCCTCCGGGGTTGCACCTAATCCCGCCGTGGGGGACATAGTTTTCGGGATCATCATGATCGACCATGAAAAGCCATTCAATAGAAAGCGGGTCGGCGGCAAGGGATAACCATTGGAAGCGTCTATTGTAAGCCGTCTGCGCCCTTCCCCTAGTTGCATGAACCATTGTGATCTTTGGCGGGTTCATCCATGCCTTGTTAGCATTCTCGATTTCAGCCGTGTTGCCAATGCACATAGAGGCCGTCCGATAAATGTCCAAGGTCTGCCAGCGATATACAGGTTCTTGTAGGTTCCAATAATGAGTGGCTGGGCGAGGAAGCGAGATAGCGGAACGAGCCGATCCCCACGCCTTCACCCATTGTGCCTTGGATGCGTAGAGCAAGGCGGTATAATAATGCGCCTCCCTTCTTTCTGGTTGGCAAGTCACGGCTTCGCCCAGGTATCGCAATCTTTCACTCTCCTCTGGATGGCATCGGCCAAGATTCAAAAGTACATCGTATTTCAGTGTTTCGTCCAGATCGGGGAATGCCAAGGCTCGCTTCCCAGATTCAATAGCCTTGGCGTGCTGGCCGGACAGAAAATACTCCTGTTGCTGGTAATATAGGGCGTGAGGAGTTCCCTTTAGTTCGTCCTCTAGGATTCTAAAGTTCCGATCAGCACTTGTCTTTTTGTATCCGTGTGGCTTGTGAACCCTCCAAATCTTATCCAGCCCAAACATCTTACTCTGATCGAAGGCCACAAGAGTTTCGTGAACTCGGCTCCTCCACTCGCAAGTCCCCTTCCTAGAAACCTCTTCCCGCAGGGGACAAAGGTTAGCGTTTTCCACCCAATATTTTAAGGCTACCAAATGCCCATCTCTGGCTATCATTTCATCTATGGCATATTCAATCGTGGCAACGCCATCTTCGGCCATCACATCGTCGGCATCTACCCACGCTTGATACTCGCAAGAACAGGCATTTAAGGCCATATTCCTTGCGTCTGCAAAGTTATCTACGAAAGGCCAATCAGTCTTTTTATTCTGATAATGGATAACTCTAGCACCGAGAGCCAGTGCGATCTCTTCGGTTTTGTCGGGCGTAGCTGACCCCCTAGCAATACAAACAACCATCTCTTTTGCGACTGGGGCAAACGATTTAAGGCAACGCTCAATATAGGCTTCTTCATTACCAGCTATTAGGTATATGGATAAATCGTGCTTCATTCAAGAGGATTTCAGTTAGGATTTCTTTTAAATATAGGATGTCAATAGAAAGAAAAAGGGGGGACAGGTTATTCACCCATCCCCCCTTCTTCGGAGGAACCAGACTAGAACAGATGCTTAGGCGTAATTCGTGGTGATACGCACACCCGCATTCGCATCGATCACAACTTCGGCGGTGTTCATACGAACCCGCAGAACATTGCTACGGCGAGCGTCATCACGGTAGGTCTCGGAGATGAAACCACCCGGAGCGTCATCGGCCCACACGAGGGTACGGCCAACTCCGCCAGCGGTGAACTCTCCACCCTGGATGTTCGCAACGATGATTTGAGCATCGGGAACGATGAACGAGCCAGAGTAGGCGATGTTCTTGTTGGAGGTGTTACGAGCCGCACGACCAATCAGAACCTTCTCCACACCCAGACCAGCGGCAACCTGCTTCTCATCGAGCAAGCGAGGGCCGACATCGGAGATAACTCCGAAGAACATATTCTGGAGGAGCGTGGAACGGCGGATACGCTCAAACACATTGGCCGACATGAGAACCGCATTGGCCTCATAGCCGAGCTTGTTGAGAGCGAGTTTGGCAGCCGCAACGTCCGCAGGGGCGTTGATGGTGGTCAAGTTGCCTTCCAAATAGGCCACGGCACGAGTCTGATCGGCAGTGGTGAACGGAGTGGTGGAAGCCCAGAGCAAATCAGCAACTCGCTTTTCGTGCGAGAGCTTCAACTGGCGCAAGAGAAACTTGGCAGAAGAGGCTTCGATGGAGAAGAATCGGTTAAGATCGGCCTTGAAGCTGTCGTCCAGATATTCGGTCAAACCATACTCTTGAGTAGCGTAGGTGGCCGAAGTATAAGAGCGAGCAATCGAGGCGTACTCAGAAGCAATATCACGCTTGAGGGCGTCCGCATTACGCAGATCGGCACCAGCGAGAGTGGCTTTGAGGTAGATTCCAGATTTCGCCGGGACATTGAGCAGGGGGAGAACTTCCGCCCCGATCAGTCCGACATCACTCGGGCCTTCGATCAACGCTTGGTTGATGTCCGCCCGGATCGTTGTTCCGCCAGAGATAAATGACATGGTATTTTATTCTTTCTTGGTTAGTTTTTCAGTTGATTAGAACAACGGAACAGCGATCTCGATAACCGCCGAAGTTGCCGTGGCCGCTTCGAGAGCGATGCCAGCCGTGCCGATATTGGCCGCCAGCGTGGTCACTTGACCGCCGTTGTCGAATTTCAACACATCACCAACAGCGCAGGTTCCGCTGACAGTTGCGAAGAAGGTGGGGTGGAACAGCTTGACCGTGCCAGAATCACCAGCGGCAACATCCTGTTGCACTACGCCGATTGCACGAGCCGTGCCAGTAACCGCCACATCAGCGTTACCCGCCGTGGTGGTGGAGGGGATTACCAAACGGAAAGCCGAGATTGCGCTCGAAAATCCGAAGGTACGAAAATTTCCTTCAATTTGTGAACTCATTGTTTTTTATCCTTTGTTAGATTTTGGTGATGCCCCGGCTCAACGCCTCGGCATATTCGTTGGGGTTGGAGAGCATCACGGCTTTCATGGCCGAGAGCTTTGAAGTCGCATAGTCGGGGTGAGCCGACACAAGGGCTTCAAAAGTTTTTGGTTCGACTTTGGCCTCAACCTTTTCCTCAACCACAGGGCTGGCAGGGATGGGCTTGATGCCAAACTCAACAAGAGCTTTCTTAACGAGTTCGCTCATGTCGGTCTGTTCCTTCTTGTCCTCTGCGGGAGCTTCGGGGGAAACAGGAGCCTCTTCTTTTTTGGTTTCGTCTTTAGGGGTTACGATGGCTTCGAGAGCTTCCATGCGCTTCATCAAAGCCTCCATCTGTTGTTTATATTCGTCCATATTTGGTTTTCCTTCATTGTCAAGTATTGGGTCGCTCTCGACAACTACTTGTTTAATATCGGCGGGGACGCTTTGCCCTCCGGCCACATAACCCAAATCTTCTTTAGCCTCGGCCTTTACGCAAGAGCCGGGTTCGTATGCGCCCACCCCCTTGGCTGGCTTGTAGCCTTCCCAACAGCGGAGCTTGGTTCCCACGGCAAATACAAGCATCTCGGCTTCATTGTTTGAAAAGTCACGGAAACGCTCATTTGATGCAGGGCTAGAAACAAGATCGGCAGAGGCGATGCTCTGGGGGCGAATGTAATCCTTGCCATTGATGGTCTCAGACTCATTCATAAAGGCCAAGGAAACACCAAATTGATCGGGGGCTTCATCGGCCATTTCTTTAATAAGGGCGTAGTGGGGCGAGCTTTTGAGCAAGTGCAGATCGGCTTTGAGCTTATCCCCTTCGATGCGAGGATTGCGAGCCAACCCTACCACAGCGTCCAAGCCGGAGCCGTGGTTCATCTTAACCTTCACGCCATTGGGGGCTTTCTTCATCAATTCAAAAGCCTGTTCGATGGAGGTCTTGTCGATGTAGAGATCGTGGCCTTTGGCCTCCCCTTGGCTCAAGATATACACGGCGGGGATGATGCTGGCATCCTCTAGCGACTTGTTGCGCCTCTGCTTTTTTTTCCAGTCACGGTAGGTCTGGTAGGCAATCGCCGCCCTTTGCTTTACATCTGGATAGTCTTTGACCGCAGTTTCGTTTCCCATGAAGCGACCTACGAAGTCCTTGATCTTGTCTTTCTTTTCTGGGCTGGGTAGAGGCATAAGATTAGGCTAGGGTTAAGAGATACTTGAGGCGATTGACCGCACCCAAGATTTCGTCTCTGATGTTTAGAAGGTCGCTGTCTCCCTCGGCCAGATAGCCGGGAAGCTCGTCCGACAAGAAAGCGATGAAGTCATCGTTGTATTCTCCAAAGGATTCTGGGGAATAGTTATCCAGTTCAATACCAAAGACAGAAGCCGAGACGATCCGGCCATACTTGCCAAAGAAGGTTTCTAGGAAATTGTCGATCTTGTCATCGAGCATTTCATAGGCATTTCCGAAGCTCTTGTGCTGGCTATAAGATTTTGTCTGCCAATGAAATATCCGCAACTGATTCTGGTAGGTCAGAAGAGATGTTAGGATTGTCTCGCCGTTGGCGTTTTCCATGAGCTAGTCCTTTTTGTCAATTTTCTTGTCGGTAATCGGCCCACCAACAATCCACGCATCACAAGTCCTCTTGGCCGCACACTTGAAATCAAAGATTTCACAATAGCCTAGATCGCCACCGATAGCCACTTCGTTTGCGTCCTCGCCTATCCCCTTCTTGATACATCCTAAGAGTTTATTGGTCTGATTAAATGCGGCACAATTCCCGCAGAGCATCTTTTTAGCCGTAGCCACATCGCCTTGGAACTCGTCTGCCTTGGCTTTCCAGTAATCGTCGTTTGGCTCGTTGGGGTTGGCAGGGCCATAGTTGGCATCGTCCACGGCGGTCTGCCTGTTCTCAAGATTGGTCTTAATATCTTGAGTGGCGATGGGGCAAGCGGAGGGTTCTTCTAGGTTCTCGTCTCGGCTGTTCATTTGCTTGACCAGCTTCTTTGCCCAAGCATAACCAGCATCCCCGCCCCAAAGTTGCCATGCTTGCCAGCCCTTGCCCTGCTCGTCCCAAGTGCTTCCCTGCTTATCGACTTCGTGCCGATCAAAGAAAGCCTTCATGCGCCTAGCTGTGTCCGGGGAGATCGTCTTTCCATTCGACAAATCTCTAGCCCTAGCGATGCCCACCGCCGTTCCGCCTCGCTGACTGGCTGGCTTTTTGTCCCTAACTTCCAGCCCTCTCTTCGCCGCCTCTCTCACGCCTTGAGGCGGGGTGAAGTCGATATCCGAATACTTGCCAAGTTCACACGCACTCAGCATTCCTTTGACTAGTAGTGCAACGCTTTCTTTGTCCAAAGATTGCAAGATGCTTGGAACCTTGGGGGCGAGCTTCCCATCCTTGGAGCTTCCTGTGGGTAGTTCTTCAACTGGCGTAGCCTCGGATGGTTCACGCTCTTCGCCCACATCGATATCTCCATCACCGCCGGATTCCCCGCTTTCGGTATCTTGAGGCTTGATAGGAGGAACATCGTTCCCGCCATCCTCCCCGCTATCATCGGCCTCCTCTGGCGGTTCTTGGTTGTCTTGTGTAATGGTTGGCTCTGCTTGCGGAACCATAGCCCCACCAGCTTGTGCCTGTGCGAAAGTAGCCGTTGCCAAAATATCGGAGATTGCCGTGGCCGGAATGTTGTATTTCTCTGCAAGGTCGGTTATCATCTTGGTTTCCCTTGCCCTCTGCTGAATCGAGGATTCGAAATCCAATCCTCGCTCACTATAAATATCGGCCGCCGTGCGTAGGCCACTCTTAAATTCTGCAATCGCAGATGCAGATTCCCGCCCTAAATCTATTGAGACGCTCGCCCCAAAATTGAAAACTCCCTTGGTCGTCTTTGTTCCAAGATTGTTTTTGATTAGCCCGCGAGCGATGCCGTCAGCGATAACGATGTTTTTGATTGGCCGAAGAACCTTGTCCTCTAGCAATTTCTGGTGACGCTTGAAGGTGCGGGATGCCTGTTGCATTTCAAGTCGTGCCGTAGGGCCGGACATAGCCGAAGGGTCAACGGCAAAAGAATAGGGAATTCCAACGCCCATGCAGATATTCCGAAGCAGAATCTTGTGAAACTCTTGAAAGCCATTACCGGGGCGGTTGGGCGAATCGGGAAACTGCATTTCCTCTCCCGGCTCCAAGTAGGTGATTCGCCCGGGCTCAATGCTTTCAATCTTAATAGTCTGATTGTTTGAATCAAGATCATTGGTCAGATTGGCTAGATCAGAGGCGTTATTGTTTGTGCGCTTGATGATCCCGCCCTGTGAGCTTGCAATCTTGGCGGCCATCTTTTCCATCGCCGTGATCTCGTAGATATCCGTGGCATCATTAATGGCCGTACAGAAAGCCGTCACGCCCCTATACTGGTCGATCCGAAGCGGGTCATATAGGTGAAACACTTGGCTTGCGGGAATCGTGGCTTGGAACATATAGGCGTTCCCGAATGTCCGCAGATACACATCGTATCCATCTGGTGCGCCTGTCTCTTGGTTGATATGGATTCCACCTATCAGATTGAGGCTGGTATAGGTGCGGAACGGATCGCCGATTCGGTCTGCCTCGATGCCTTGCAAGCGTAGGTCGCCGTCTTGAGTTCTGGCTAGTACAAAGAAAAAGTCTCCGTCCCGAAGCATGGACATGGTTGCAATCTGCATAAGAATCGAGCCTGTATGTCGTCCCGATAAATCGCACTTGTCCCACCATTGATTCCAATATGCCTCGACCTCGCTATTAACATTTTGATCGGCGGTTCTGGCTTGATAGGTGATGTTGGCCGCCACATGGGTCGCAAATTTAAGAAGCAAGGAACGCACAAGGCCGAAGTTTTGATCTAGGTCTCTCGCCCTCTTCATCATTTCAACCCGATCATAGTTTGATCGAAATCCTTCTGCCCCGGTTAGCTGGCTTGGCACTCTCCGCTGGCGATTGTACATCGTGGCATCATATTCAAACTTGGTCAGCTTCGCCCTGCTCGCCAACCGCTCCACCGCCGCATTGGGATTAAAAAAGGCCACCGCCTTATCGATCAGATTCAGTTCAACTTTTTTCATGCCCCGCCCATAGTCCTATTGGGCCCGAAGCTCGCATAGGTGTGATAGACTTGTGTGCCAGAAGCCCTGCGGATTGCAAGATTCAGTTCGGCGATTGTGTCCCGCACTTCGCCCAGATTGGCTCGGCTGAAAGAGCGTCCGGCGATGGAATAACTCGCTCCCGCCACCGCTATCGCTTCTAAGCAAGTTACATACTTGTCTCGGAGGGAAGTTAAGGTAGCGAGTGGCAAACCAACAAATGCACCACTAGCCATGCAACTCCTCCTCTGTCAAACTTGCGGGTAGAACTTTCAATCTGCCATGCAAAGCCGCACCGCAAAGCCCCATACACTCGCAATCCATCAAGTGATTATTCTTTCCAATCTGCTTCCACACTCGGCGGGTTCTTCCAGTAAGCGGATTCTTAACCTCCACCTTCACCTCTGAATCAATATGTACCCGCCAAACATCGGGCGTATCTTCTGCGATGAAGCCATCGGTTTTGAGTAGGGTTGCTAGGATATCTTTGAAAACAGGGTTAGACCAACGCCACACAGGGCATAGTTTCCATTTCCATCCTATCTTTGATCCTGTGCTTTTACCACTAAAGGGATCGCCGTTGGCTAGGCGGGAGTATGGCCTTTGTACTTTTTGATCCCCCGCTATTTCTGAAAAGCTGGTTTTGTCTGAACCTACCAAAGCAATCCAACCATTGACGCAACAATTCAAATAAACATCCCTAGTCTGATCGCCCGAGTCGATAAATACGCACTTGTCCTCTACGCCGAACTCGTCTTGCTTGGCCTTAATGTCACCCCAAGTTTCCAGCCGTCCCGCCCATACCAATCTGCTTTTGCCCTCGGCATCCCAAGCCCTAACAACGCACCAAGCGTGGAATCCTCCAGCTTCTTGAATGTCGCAAGCCATGATTAGCTTTTCGCCCATGCGCACTTCACCCATGCGGTAGGCTCCGGGCTTAATCTCGATCTTTTCTTGATCGTGCTCCATCCACGGCTCGGCCAAGACTCGATTCACAAAATCTTGCAAGCCCAGAATCCCGCCATGTTTGTCTTGTAAAAACTTAACCGCTAGAGAGCCAAAGGTTGCCCACGGAGCGTAGAGTCCGTTGAGGTGATAGGATCGCCGCCCCGGCTCGCCCTTGGGATTGGTCGGCATCCATTCGCCATCCCTAAGCATCTTGGTTTTTTGACCATCGGTAATCTTTCCTCGGCATCCTTCGCACTCGTAGTAGGCAGAGCTTTTGACTATGCCGAAGTCATATTTGCCTTCTTCAATCTTGGCCTTCTCATCCCACTTAACTTGCCCCCAAAGTAGTTTCTGCTTCATGCCACAATGGGGACAAGGCACAAAGTAAAAGCGCATATCGCCCTTCTGCCATTCTGCCCAGATGATTGAATCTGCCGTGGTCGGGGTGCTGGTGCTAACGACTAGGTGATTGGGATAGGTCGCCACTCTTGCCTCGGCCAACTGCAAGGCTCCGGCCTCCTTGGAGCCTGTGCCGTCTGAAAACTTGTCCACCTCATCGAGCAAAAGTAAGGCAACGGATCGGCTTGAGAGATTGGCCGGACTATTGCTTCCCACAAACCAGAGCGACATTTTGCGGAAATGTTGTTCTAGGATTTTGATCTTATCGGTATTGTCTGGTTTTTCTTTGGCTAAAGCTGGGCAGTCCTCGATCATCGGAAGCCAGCGGGTTTCCGAGAACGATCTAGCTAAAGCCTCCGATGGCATTACCCAAAGGCTAGGGCAAGGAGCCTCGGCAAGCTTATAAGCCAGCCCCGCAAGAATTGTAGTTGTCTTGGATGTCTGTGCGCCCCAAACGAGCGTCAATCGCCTTACCGCATCATTTCCAAAACATTCTAGCGGCTCTCGACAATAGGGAGTCAAATTTGTCGAGTATGGCCCTGGAATGTTCGTCACTCTCGCAGAGAGCATCAAGTTCTTCTCTGCCCACTCGGTAATACTTAACCTTGGCCTTGGCTGAAACAATTCTTGGATGAAGCTGGTCGGATTCATTCATCGCTTCACTAGGTAATCTTTTGCATACGCCCACGCCGGGTTCTGATGAATCTTGTGATGGCACTCGAAGCAAGTCGCTAGGAAAAACTCGTCTTGATTAAGTCTGTCCCCAAACCTTCCCCGCCTGTGGTGAACTTGGCTTGCCATTTTGGATCGGCACACTTGGCAGACAGCATTGTTGCCTAGAAACTTCTCTCTAACTTGCTTGTAGGTAGCGTTCTGTTTAGCTCGCTTCCTAGAGACTGGTCGTAGCCTCCCGCCTCGCTTGAGTGGTGTTTTGCGTTTAAGGGGAGTGCGTTTCATAGGTCAAGCAGATTGCAGATGAATCCCACAAAAGCTATTGCCACAACAATGACAAGGAAACATTCGTTCATTTTAATAACTTCGCAATCGTTTCTAAGACCCACACAATCCCATAACCTATAATCAAAAAAACCCAGAATCCTATATTCAATAGGGCTAGGCCAAGGGCAATTCCAATTCCTATTTTTATTCCCATGAGTATCATCTAAATCCCTCCTCTGCTTTTTGTATGGCTATGAAGATTTGGTCGATCCCTTCTTGAATTGCGGTCTTGGCACATTCTGGATCGGATGGATTCGCCCTTGTCGCTAGACTGGCTGGAAGAGCATCCAGTAGTGATCGAATCTGTCCCAAAAACTTCGTATATACTTCTTGCACTTCGCTTGTTCGCATTGTGGCCTTGGTTAGCTCCTCGAATTGGGCGTGTTCCACCTCGGCCTCGCTGACCCTTTTCTTTGCCTCTCCCCAGCCTTGGATCGCCGCCCTTAGTGCTACCGGGCTTCCGTCTCGGTAGGCTCGCCCGACTAACGAGTAGGCAACTAATTCGGCCCTCCTTGCTCGAATCAATCTGCCATTCGTTGTCTCCGATTTTATTGATTCGACAAATTCCGAGGGATCGGATGGCTCGGATGAGTTGGCCGATGGTTTGAGGATGGGACGAACTCGGCTTGGTTTCTTTTGATTTATCAATCGCCATCGGCTTGCGTCTGCCTCGGAGGTTAGAGGCATTCCCGCCTTTACCATTCTCGACACCAGACCCTTGTCTATGCCCCATGCATCGCTTAGTTGCTTTTGGGTTATCATTCATCATAGGGGACGGCCACAAGCCTCGCACTTTTCGCCCTCTCCTTTTTCTGACTCATCGTCTCCTGTCTGCTCCATCATCTCTGCAATCTCGTCCATGCCAAATCCTGTGACCTCTAGGTCGATCTCCCCGGTATCGATCTCCTCAAGTAAGTCCTTGAGTTGTGGCATATCGAATTCGCCACTCAGTTTATTAAGAGCGATGTTGGCCGCCTTCTCCTTGTCCAGCGGAAGATCGACAGCCCACACCTCCACCTCGGTCTTTCCCATCGCTTGATAGCATTTCAATCGTTGGTGGCCTCCAACCACATTACCAGTCCTAGCGTTCCAAGTGATTGGCTGTAGGTCTCCAAGCTCTGACAGGCTTTTGGTAAGTCGCCCAAGTGCCTCATCAGAAATTTTCCGTGGGTTATAGGCCGCCGGACAAAGCTCATCGATTGATTTTTTAAGTAAGCAAGGGAATTTCATCTGCTTTTTAGATCAACGACTTGCAAAAGCACTCTTGAATTGCGTTGGCATAAGTGGTTGATGGTCAACTCGTACAGAATTTGATCGCCTCGGAACC